AGCTGGCTGCCGTGGCATCAACAACCACTTCCCATGGTGGCAGTGCTGCGCATGACACGCGCTTCAGTGGGTCAACGCTCTGCACTGGTGCCAGCTTGATGAAGCCGCAGGGGTAGATGAGCGCCAGCCGGGTTGCATCTTCCAGCTGCTCACGGATTGTCAGCAGATACTGGTTAGCCGTGGCTTCTGCCACTTGAGGATTGCCCCTGGCGCGCAGGTCAGGCTGCACAAAAACGGCTGGGTTCTTTGCATACAAGCTGCCCAGGTAGCTTTCAACCACGGCATAAGCTTTGGGCACTTCAGTGCGCAAGATGCCATCAAGTGTGGGGAAGGTTTCATCCTGCCAGAAGCGCGTCATGTAGAGATTACGCAGTTCTCGCATCTCATCACGTCTGGTGTCCCAGTATTGACGGTGCTGATGGTAGAAGTCAGCCACTTGCTCTGGTGTCAGCATGGTCAGCCTTAGAAGGGAAGTGCTGAAGACCTGATGCGCTTTGCCCTGCTGGCACTGATCAAGTCATCTATACGGGTCTTGCCGGATACTAACGCATGCGTGCGCCAGGAAGAAGGCACATCGCGCATGCAGCGATAAGCCAGCGCCATTGCCACGGCTGCATCATCATGGCAGCCCCTGGGTGCCTCTGGTGCCACTTTGCCTGCGGGAATGGTGAGTGAGCGCAGCTCAAGCCATGTGGCGCGATCCATAATCTTCACAATGCTCAGGGCTTCCCTGAGCGTGTCAAACGCATCAAGCTTGCTCTGCAGCGTAGTCACCCAGGGCCTGCCAGCTGGGCTTCTCCACTGCTGGTGATATCCACAGTTCCCCAGCTCCAGCATCAGCGCATGCCCATGGTTGTTTGACTCTGCCAGCACCAGCGCTTTGTTGTATCGGCTTGCCACTTGGATGACCCGGTGCGCCCACTTGCCAGGAGTGGTGGTGTTGCAGCGCTCTGTATAGACCGGCTGCATGGTGGACACTGACACCACTGCAAGTGCGCTGTAATCCCCACCAACACCACCACCAACATCAACCCCCATCACATAGCGGTCATGTGGGTGGGGCGGCTCTATCTCTCTGCCAGCCGTGGTGCTGATGTGTTCCACCACATGGATATCAGACAGCACTTCATCACCGTAATAGCCACCCTCACGCTGCAGAAAGCAGTCATCAAGGCAGGCTGGGTATTCCCGCCTAAACTTGTGATCACTGCCCAGCCGTCTGCTGGTGGTCCGGTGCCAGTGCAGCTGCTGCCTGCTCAGGGCATAGCGGTCAGCCAGCTGGGCTTCAGCGCTGCTGGGCTGGAAGTCATCAGGCACCAGGTCACTGGTATAGGCTGGGTGCTCGTGCCACCACATGGTCAGCAGGTGCCACCCGTTCTCTGGTGCTCCCTTGACCAGCTGGCTGAAGAAGTCAGCAGGGTTGTTGGCTGTGCTCTCTACCATCAGCAAGCCATCACCCACCGCTGCATCAGCCTGGGCAATGACTTCTTCAAGGTCAGGCGCATACGCTGCCTCTGACACCAGCACAGCAGCAGGGGTGAAGCTGCGCAGCCCAGTTTGACTTCTGCTAGTAAATGCCTGCAGGCTGGCACCAGTGTCAGCATATACAACCTTGCCCCTGGCTTTGGTTTGTATCGGGCGCTGCAGCAGTGTGGGCGGGTCATTCAGCCAGCGTCTGGGATCATCCATCAGGGCAGTTGCGGAGTCATCCCGCATGCTCACCACTGCATGCATGGCTGCATAGTTGGTGGTGTATGCCATGTGATGCAGCACCATCTTGCAGCCAGTGGTTGCAGCCACCTGGCGCGCCTTGACAATGATGATGCGCTTATGCCCAGCCTGCACTGCATCAAAGATTTTGCGCTGCATGGGCAGTGGTGAGAAGCGCACCGGGCGCTTGCTGTCTTTGTCTTGCACGGTGTGCAGCTGGGCAAAGCTGTGCAAGTCTGACAGCAGCCTGCTGACCTTCTCTGCCAGAGCACGTGGCACCCTGCCAGGGATAAACGTCATAGTATGGCCCTGTTGAAAAGTGGGGCATCATCGTCGATGCGATGGCGGGCCATCTCGGCGAAGGTTGGATTTAGCTCAATGCCGATGAATCGCCGCTGTAGTCGGCGGGCAACCATGCCAGTCGTGCCCGCTCCGGCGAAGGGATCAAGCACCACATCGCCGACACGGCTACCCGCACGGATACAGCGATCAGCGAGGGCTGGCGGCATGACTGCGAAGTGAGCGCCGGGGTATGGCTGTGTGGGGATAGTCCAGACTGATCGGGCGTTTCTTTTCTCAACCGCACCGACTTTTAGTAAACCAAGCTTTGTCTTGCTGTATTTATCGCCCTGCTCAGCTGCTGTAGTGTGTTTGTGGGTCGTGTTTCCGGGTGCTTTATTTGTTGCCGTTTCCTTGATCGCATCCTGATCATAGAAATACCGCGCCGATTTGCTCATCAGGAACACATACTCATGCGCCTTCGTCGGCCTGTCTCTACAGCTCTCCGGCATGGGGTTTGATTTTGCCCAGATCGTATCTGAGCGGAGATACCAGCCGTCAGCCTGGAGAGCGAAGGCGACACGCCAGGGGATGCCGACGAGGTTTTTTGGGCGAAGTCCTGAATACGTTTTTTTGATGGAATTAAAACCCATACGAACACCACGATCAGGGTCGGTTTTTCCTCCAGACATTGCCGTATTTCCTGACGGCCCAGCATAACTATCCCCCAGGTTCAACCACAAAATGCCGTCGGACTTCAGGACTCGTCGAACCTCAGCGAAAACCGCCACAAGACGCGCAACGTACTGCTCTGGAGTCTCCTCAAGTCCAATTTGGCCGTCGTGACCATAATCGCGCAGTCCCCAATACGGAGGCGAAGTGACACAACACTGGGCGGACGCATCGGGCAAGGTGCGCAAGGTTTCTAAGCTATCGCCTGTGTGAATCATCTTCTGTTCCAAGTCGGCATCATTCACCCACCAGCTGCAGCACTGCTGCCAGTTCAGCTTCATCCACTGGCTCAAAGCCGTTGCGATACTTGGGCGCTGGTGCTGCTGCTGCCTGGGCTCTGATGCCATCAAGGATATACTGCGCAGTCTTGACTGCAGTGGCGTTGCCTTCACCAGCAATCAGCGTATCAGCCAGCACCCTGACTGCTGGCATTAACAAACTGTTAAGGTGTTCAGTGGCTTGCTCAGCCAGTTGCTGGGGTGTTTTGGGCATCTTTGACCGGTAGGCAGCTACCCAGGCGCGCAAGTGCGCGCGCTTGATCCTATCGGCTGTGCAGAAGGAACACACACCTGCTGCCACTGCATCATTGATGCTGCTATCAGGGTGCTCTGCAAGCCACTTCACCAGCTGCTGCTGCTTACTGGTCAGCTTGTCATATGGGGTGCGTTCATCACGCTTGACGTAGCTCATCAGATAGCAGCCATCATCTGGGTGGCTTGACGCGCCACATCAGCCAGCAGCAGCTGCAAGTCATCCACTGGCAGTTCTACGGTAGGCCATGTGTGCTGGCATGCTTTGCAACGTCGCCTTCTGCACACGAGCTCAGGCCAGTCACGAGACAAGTGCAGCAGGAAGGTATGAGAGAAGTCAACCGGTGTGCGGGTTTCCTTCACCACGCTGCTGCTGTTGCATTGTGGGCATTGCATGTCTGATAACCTCCATACCACTATATATAGCGCCACTATATGTAGTGCGCTACATTGTGAGGATATCGGGCATTGAACCAAGCTAAGTGCCCCGTCCAATACCACCACTTACTTTATATATAGGTGGCTCTGTTGGACCGCTGATTAGCTTGGTTCAATGCGGATACTCGAGTGATTTCCGCCATTTTACCACTAAATACAGTGGTGCTGTGCTATGCTGATGACCATGCCGCCCACTGCCTGGAAAGCGCTGCTGGTCAGAGAAGATACCCACCGTCTGGTGAAGTGGGCAGCCTTCCTGACTGGGCTCAGCATTGCTGACTTCACTGACCAGGTTGTCAGGCGCTGGCTGATACTGTTCATTCAGCAGCAGCTTCAGAAGCCACCACGCCGATTGAAGCAGCAGCTGCTGACCAAACCACCACCCACCACATAAAAGCAGGGCAGGGGTTGCCGCCCACTGCCCTGCTGGAGCACCGTCAATGCGCTCAAAGCAAGCTAACCATATCGCATCATCACTATTGCCGTCAATACCAGCCGGGTTGACCGTCAAGGCAAGGCATCTGAAAGGGCAAAAGGGCTGGGTGCCCATGACCTGTGCAGGCTTCTTCAAGCAGGGAAGCGAGCGCATGACCATGGCTGACCTGGGCAAAGCTGCTGCGCTCACCATCGATGTTGACCCCTATGACTGGCAGGGTGCTGCCCAGCGCTGGGGTGACACGCGCAAGGTCAGGAAGGCTGCCATGCGCGCTGCCAGTGTGGCTGACCTTGATGACTGGCTGACTGTCACTGACCTGCTGGGCATGGTGGTGAAGGAAGCAGCAGCAGCAGGGTTGCCAGCACAGCCAAACAGGGTGCTGATGACTGGGCAGGGGTATTGCCTGATTTACTGGCTGCCTGATGCCATGGGCTGGGTTGATGGCACCTGGTCACCTGAGCGCATGAAGCTGGCGCTGAAGCGCTGGATGCTGAGCGCAGCAGCACCGTGGTGGTGGGATGACAGCGCCAAAGACGTTGGCACGCGCATCTTCCCCTTGCCCGGTGTAGGGCACCGCGACACTGGCAAGCCAGTCCGGCTGCTGCACCAGCATGACCACATTGATGGTGCGCGCATGCTCAGCTTCTTTGAAGCGCTGGAAGCTGCACACCCAGCAGGCTTGCCAAAACAGGCAAGGAAGCGCAGCCCCAGTGTGCCCAGGAAGGCAAGGCAGCCCCAGCAGAAGAAGCGCTGGGTTTATCGCCAGTGGATGCGCAGCTATCCGGTGCTTGCTGTTGGTGAGCGCAGCACCTGCCCACTGTGCCAGGGCAGCGGATACAAGCGCATGACTGCTGAGCATTACAGCTGCTTCAGTTGCTGCACGCGCCTGACTATTGCGCCTGACCCTGATGAAGCCTTCCCTGATGCCACGGTGCTGCCCCTGGATGCGCTGGGGCGCGCACAGTGGCCTGCTGCACCACCACGGCTGGTGAATAAGGCGCGAACAGGGGCAGGCAAAACATGGCTGATGCAGCAGCTGGTGAAGCAGTGGCATGCACCTGGGCTGATGCAGCGCAGGGTGCTGGCAATCAGCCCCACCATCGCGCTGGCGCAGCAGCTGGCTGACCGGCTTGACCTGGCGCATGCTGACAGCACCAGTGGGCTGCACCTGCGCCGGCAGTCAATCGCCTG